AAAAACGACCCTGCTGACCAAATGACAACTCGTGTCAGATGGTTCGTTTCTCACACAAATGCATACCTCTAACCTCAAACTTGAGGGAGCCGAAATGCAAAGTTGCGTATAGTATCGATGACCCGGATGACTCAGTTCAGTGGAACTGCGTACTCCAGGCGTTGGTGCGCGCGGTCCGGACGGGGTCTCCTGAAAAGGAGACCATATCCTGGACCTATGATCATGAGTCCCTCTGGAGTCCACGACTAGTGGACTCTAGGGGGTTCAAAGTAAATCAGTTCAAGTGCAGCCAGGAGACATTTGTTTGTCTACTGGCCACAAGAACATACTGGTACAAACGCCTACCGGTTGCTGGAAGACGGAGAGTCAGAAAACTCTGTCTAAACAACTCCGGTAGGCTGCATCTTCGTGATATTCTGAACACCGTTGACGGTGTTCTGATGTCACTGATTTTCGCGTTTCCTGAGATGTTCCTAACTGAGGGCTATGCGCTCTCAGACAGGATTACATCCAGTATCATGATGAATTGTTTCCACAACTACTCTAGGTTTCAAAAGAACCTGAAGAAGGTGCGGAAAGACGTTAAGAAGGCAATGCTGGAGAAGACCACGTTAGTGATCGACGACAGCATCCGTGATATGTCATTCCTTGTGAGGCCTCTTCAATGCTTTAACGCAATGGCGAGTTCCTCATCCAAGGAGAAAATGTTTAGAACTGCTATGTTCGTCCAAACCAGGGCTACTGGTTTAGCCGGCAAAGAGCAGGTCAACGAATCGATTGAGTCTTTCTTGTCTGCGGCTACGCAGAAAAGAGAGTTCAAGACTAATGATCTTCTAGAAAGGTGCATAGATGAAGTGATTGACGAGTTACTCGCCAAACCCTTCCTAGGCACGAACCCAGAATTCAAGATGTCAATGAGTACCTCTGCTTGCAGAGAGTCCTCACGGGCAAATGAAGGAAAGTTCGGTTACCTGAAGTCCCTTGTCCGTGATGCGGAGGTTTCTATACCTCCGCTGAGAGAAGGGATTCCAGGAACCCTTGGAAAATGGCTATGGCCTGAGGCAGCCCAAAAGGTTATCTCAGGTGATAGCAGCGTACTCGAAGTGAACGTCGCGGCCGTCCGTGAAAACGGAAAGGCACGTGTCGTCACGTCTGGAAGCTTTTGGAAGGATGTGGCTCTACAACCGTTTAGCCACATCACACTCCATTTGATCAAACAGCTAGATAATCTCAGATCCGGACTCAAGGCTTCAAGGCTTGGGTGGCGGTTCATTGAGAAAATCGTTCGTGAAAAGAATGACCGTGGAGGAGTTAACTGGATCTTTGATAAGAAACCGGTTTACCTCTACACGTCAGATTGGGCAAAGGCCACCGACGCTCCCACACCAGAAATGGGGTGGAGAGTGACGGGGCGACTTTTGGAAAAGGCAGGACTCGATCCGATGTCACTTGAGGTAATCAAGAGATATTGGCTCGGTCCGAAGAAACTGATGTTACGTGGAAAACACGTTGGTACACTGGTTAACGGTATACCAATGGGCGATCCACTGACAAAAACGAACTTGTCGCTCGCTCATCCAATCGCAGATAGGTACGCCCGGTACAAAACGGGCTGCCTTTCACGCGAGGAAGGAAACGGTGACGACACCGCGGCATTCAGTGATCATCCCGAGTACGGGAAGTATCACCTAGAAGCAGCAGTTGCTCTAGGATATGAAGCGTCCCCCCAAGATGACGTGATTACGACAGATTGGGGGACATACGCTGAGGAATGGTTCCATATCCCGACTTCGAACATAAACAGTACGAAGTGGGGAAATCGGTTCAAAAATTCATTGCTATTGCCGTACCTAGACACCCCCAAGATCAGGGTGTGTATAGGAACGCAAAAAGACAGGATTGATTTCTCGTCTGATCCAACAGGAAAAGTTACACTGTTAGGTCATGACCAGGAATACTTCAAGCTAAGTGATCCTGGACCGCATCACACCATCTATTCGGTGGCGTCTGCTTTCCAGGACATATGTCTATCGACGATTGACGACCACCGTCCTCTGTTTTTACCGAGGCAGGTGAATGGTGTTGGGAAACCACCACCACAGTGGTCAGTCGAATCATGGCTGAATATCATTTCGCGAAGTAGGACTTGGCATGCCAAGTACTACATCTGCGTCATGAAAGAATTTATTGAGGGAAGACAGGATATCACGGGTTACCGTGGAACCCTGAAAGAATCAAATCACTTCGCCACCGAGACGATGGTAGAAGTCTTTGAAATTCCCAAAGACGATCCAATCAGGAGGCTAATCGTTGTTCCCCGTGAGGAGCACAGCGAATGGCCGCCTGGTGTTTTGCAAAAATTGGTAACCTTGGGATACTTAGTACCTGAGTCTAAGTTGTCCAAGTATTACCTTTTCCAGGAAAGGCTTGAAACCCTTGAACAGGACACGAAACGTGACCTATTCGAGGTGGTCAAAGCCAAGATGATCAATCTGCCTGATGTATCTTCCGTTGATGAAAACAGGAAGATCGTCAAGCGATTTGTGAAAGAGTTTAGGGACTATCCTTTCTTGCTGCGAGGCAAGAGAGAAGAGAACCTTTACGCTGCTGCTGCGATTGACGGACTCGAGAAAGGAAATCCACTGACGGTTCCTCACTCGTTTCCGCTGATCGCAAAATTCTGCAAAAGAGTCAGGCCATCCACCCCTTACGAGGAGGATGGCTTGCTCTTGTATCAATGGTTTATGGGGGCCTACAAGGCAAAGATTAACAATTGGCCTGTGGACCTCCCACCTACTGACATTCTCGAAGACGACCCCATCATGATTCAAAAGATTCAAGCTGGGGGCGCCGACGTATTTCTACTTATCACAGATGACGTGAAATTGTACAGGTTAGCCCTGAACAAATTCCCGGACACCTGGGTCTTCCGAGTTAGTCCCCTGGAGTATCTACAATCAAATACATGGTTGATAGAGCAAAAGGGGGCTGATGCTGACTACGACGAGGCGCTCACAGAACATTTTCAACAAACGTTCGGTGAGTCAAACTTTACCGTCGAAGCCCTTGTTGACAAGGGCTCGGTGGAAAGCTACCTCAATAAATATCATGAAGCGGAAGGGGGGGTCTACTGGCAAACAGTAGGCATCCCCTGGCGCAAATCCGTAAAACGTTCCAACATGGAGAGGAAGCCAAGACATGGCTTCATCAACGCGCCGGAATCAAAATGCTTTGAAGATCTTAGATGGCCTCTCTCCTTTATGGGGAGGGAGACCTACCTTATCTTCAAGAAATCGTTGCAGACCACTTGACCCCCTTTACCGAAGCAAAGGTAAGGGAAGCGGTTATGTCGGGTCGAACTCACATGACCTGCGAACGGCTTAGGGCGAACTTTCGCTCAAGCCCGCCGTACGGTTATC